ATATTTACAATTTCACGGATTAAATGAATTTGATTTAGACACAGCGCAAAAAACAGATACGCTACCGGAATACGGAACGTTATTGCAAAGTTTAATTGCAGATGTTAATGCAGATGTACAAAAACATTTCAAGATTATTCCACCAAAAAAACTAATGATTGCGCGCAGTATTGATTTTGAACAACTGGAGCCAGCATTTATCTCACAAGTTACAAACTTACAAAATGAGTTTAACCTCAAAGATACAGATGAAGTTATTAAATATCATGAACAGTGGTGGCGTAGAGAAGTAGAAAAAATGTTTCCAACATTATCTACAGAAGCACAAAACGGTCTCATACGACGTTGGGCATATGATGACAAAACATTTAGACTTAATGCAACGACGATACCAGATGCGAATGCATTAGATTTGGCAAAAAAATATGATACGCAAGACTTTACCGCTCAAAACAAAAAAAATGTATCACAGTTTGAAGATATCTTTTTAAAATTAGGCGCCGAGGTGCTATCAAATGTATCTAATTTTTTAGCAGTAAATCCTAGTGATAGTATTCGAGAATTGAGATCTGATATTGCTAAAACTATCAAACAGCTTAAGTCATCCACTGATTTAAGTGCATTGTCAAAACTAAAACGAGAACTACGGCGCGTAGAAACAATCGGCGGATTTGATAAGATAGTCCCATCTGAAGGTTTAGTGTTTATGTACAAAGGTAAGATGTATAAACTAACGGGTTTATTCGCGCCGATCAATCAATTGTTAGGTTTAACACGATATAGTCGTTAATTAGAATATTTATTATTAAAAGGATTAAATATGAGTGCAAGCAAAAATACAAAAATCTCTGAAACAAAATTACGTTCAGTGATTCGCCGTAAAATAAAAGAAGCATTGCGGAGCGATGATTCATTTTTATCGCAAGTTGGTAGCAGTGTAACTTCTAGATTAGGATCTCGTCGTCAGACATTAGACAGAATCTTAGCTACTATTGATACCGATCGTTTAGGTAAACTACCTAACAGCCAAAAAGTAGATTTACTTGTAGCATTAGTTCAAAAATTTGGAATATCAGCACGCGATTTTGCTAGTATTAAATCACGTGTACAACGTATGATAGGCGATGATTCACCAGTAACTGAGGCTAATGCACCAACGTTGCCAGCATCTCTAGCCAGTAAAGGCGAAAAACTAGAAAAGACTCAAGCATACCAAATGTTAATGAAGTCAATTGCAACCAAGCCGGCTGCACAACAAGTAGATTTTGCAATTCAATTTTTAAACAATCTTCCGTTAGATGATGCCGGCAAGCAGCGTCTTAAAATGAAGATTCGTCAATTCATGTAATCATGAGCGAAAAGTTACAAAATGTTAAAGCGGTACGCGAGTTGCTTGACGGCACACACCGATCACAGACGCGTCATACCTACGGTTTCACAAAGACATCTCATACAAAACATGCTATAGGCGATACATGGACCGAACAATCACCTAACGGCATTGAATATGAAATTACACAACACGACGGATATAGAACAAAGCGACCAAAAAATTCAGTTAATGATCAAATTAAAGATCTGTTAAAAGTTCCAGACATATGCCCAAAGTGTGCTACTAAAATGCGTAATGAAGAAAAACGATTAAACTTTAAATTTTGGTTTAAGCGTAAACAGTGTTTTAGTTGTGTATTGAAAGAGGAACAGTCAATACGAAATCAAGGCCAAGATGCATGGCAAGAATATGAACGTCGTATTATGTTGGAAAATGCCGAATCATGGTTTCATGATGCCGATGCTGAGGTTGAAATTCTTAAACAGCAATTAACCGAAACGTATTGGCAGAATGGAGATGGTGAACGCGGCGAAGTTGATATTTCACTAATCATTCAAAAAATGGAACAAGACTACGAACAACTTAAATTAGATATTCGTAGTCGTTTTGGGGAGTAGCTCATGACAACAAATGAACAATTATTACGTGCGAGCATACGTCGTTTAATATACGAAACATTAAATGAAGCCGATGGGGAAATGCCTATTACAGATGATGAACAGGCACAACTTGAAAAAGAAATGGGTAATGCATTATCAGCATTAAAGTCGCAAGCAACAAATGCTAAACAACTCAAAGAAGCCCGTCAGCAAGTTCGTGAAGCTGATATCAAATTAAATGAGGCGTTAGGAACAGTTGCAATTATAGGCGCAATTTTAGCAGCCCCAAAAATTATAGAACTTATTGCTAAAGGTATCTCAAAATTAGTTAAATTGTTTAAAAAACTAGTAGGTGTTAAGGCAGCTACAACGGATGATGAACGCGTTGATACGGCTAAGCGTATTATTGACTTTACACATAAATGGCATAAAGGGTATATTAAAATTATTAAGTTTATATTGTCAGCGACGGGCATTTTAGATAAAGCGGGTATTACTAGTCCACAGGAACAAATGAAAGCGGCTGAAGTTGTATATTATACTATAATAGCCGGCCTAGCTGTATACAGTGGCATCGGTGCTGTTAGTGCATTTAAATCTGCTGCAGCGAGTGCCGTTAACGGTAGTGACTTTGCACTCGGTACTTTTGAAACAGTTATGGCGTCAGTTAAGACAACGGAAGTTACTGAATTTTTAACAAAAGTATTTAAAGTATAATTTGTTAGCCTAACAAATTTAAATTATATTATAGGTTATAATGGCGCAACGTAGTATTAAAGAAGTCATTCAGGATGAGTACAAAAAATGTGCACAAGATCCTGTACACTTTATGCGTAAATATTGTGTCATTCAACATCCTACCAAAGGTAAAATGTATTTTAACCTCTATCCGTTTCAAGCGGATATGTTAACTACAATGCAGCATAACCGTTATAACGTAATATTAAAATCACGGCAGTTAGGAATTTCAACATTATCAGCAGGATTTGTGTTATGGAATATGCTGTTTAAAAGTGACTACAATGTATTAGTTATTGCGACGACGCAGGAAGTAGCTAAGAATCTTGTAACAAAAATCAGAGTCATGCATGAAAATCTGCCGGCATGGCTTAAAGGAAAAACTATTGAAGATAATAAACTTTCACTACGTTTTAAAAATGGCTCGCAGGTAAAAGCTGTATCTAGTACGGGAACGGCTGGTAGATCTGAAGCACTTTCATTGTTAGTTATCGATGAGGCTGCATTTATTAAAAACATCGAAGAAATTTGGGCATCAGCACAACAAACATTAGCAACGGGCGGCGGGTGCGTTGCATTATCAACGCCTAACGGCACTGGCAATTGGTTTCATAAAACATGGGTCGATGCTTCACTAGGTGGACAATTTAAGCCTACAGAACTACATTGGACAGTACATCCCGAGCGTACTCAAACATGGCGAGTTGAACAAACTGAATTATTAGGTGAAAAGATGGCAGCACAGGAATGTGACTGCGATTTTATAACATCAGGCCATACCGTGATTGACGGTCCTATATTACAATGGTATGAACAAACATATGTACAGGACCCAATTGAACGACGCGGGTTTGATGGTAATTATTGGGTATGGGAGTATCCAAATTATAGTAAAGATTATGTAGTAGTAGCTGACGTTGCACGCGGCGACGGAGCCGATTATTCAGCATTCCATGTTATTGAAATTGAATCATTAACACAGGTTGCGGAATATAAAGGAAAAATAGGCACTACAGAGTTTGGTAATATGTTAATATCTGTTGCAACTGAGTGGAATAATGCACTGCTAGTAATTGAAAATGCAAACATTCGATGGGCAGCTATACAAGTTGTAATAGATAAGAATTATGCGAATCTATATTACTCGTATAGACAAGATGCGTATATTGATGAGGATATTCATTTAGCAAAGGGTTATGATTTAAAAAATAAAGCACAACAGGTACCTGGCTTTTCAACAACATCAAAAACTAGACCGTTAGTGATTTCTAAGTTAGAAACATACTTTCGAGAAAAATCACCAATTGTACGTAGTAAACGTCTGATAGATGAGTTGTTTGTATTTATATGGAACGGGTCAAAGCCAGAGGCACAACATGGTTATAATGATGACTTAGTTATGTCGTTTGCAATTGCATTATGGGTTAGAGATACTGCATTGCGTCTACGTCAGCAAGGCATCGAATTATCAAGAAAGTCGTTAGGATATTTTGGTAAAGTACAACATACAACAGGCGTATATTCTGCTAATAAAACGCATGATTCTTGGCAGTGGCGTAATGGGTACGGACAAGATGACCTAACATGGCTTATTTGATATTTATTAAAAAGAAATTAGATTATGGCAGATACATCATTAAGGTCTAGATTAGGTAGATTATTTTCTACTAATGTTGTAGTACGGCGTATTGCAAAAAATCAATTAAAGGTAGTTGATACAAACAAACTACAATCTATGGGGTCATTATCTAATAATAGATACATTGACCGCTTTTCTGGCATGCACAAATCTTCATCCGGTTATGCCACATATAATCAAGCGTATTCATTCTTTACATCAGAAATAGAATTATATTCTGACTATGAAGCAATGGATATGGACCCAATTATTGCATCGGCGTTAGATATATATGCAGATGAATGTACGGTTAAAGATACCGACGGTGATACGTTAACAATCTCATCACAGAACGACGAAATTAAAAAAGTACTGCATAATCTATTTTATGATATTCTAAACATAGACTATAATCTTTGGCCGTGGATACGTAATGCATGTAAGTACGGCGACTTTTTTCTACATTTAGATATTGAAGATGAGATTGGCATAGTAAATGTAACGCCGTTATCGGCATATGAGGTGCGCAGAGAAGAAGGGTTTGATCCTACAAATCCATATGCATATAAATTTGTATGGGAGGGAACGCATACCATGTATGCCTCGGCCCGTGTTGCAAACAAAGACATGCGCGAATTTCAAAATTTTGAGATTGCACATTTTAGATTGTTGTCAGACACGAACTTTTTACCGTACGGTAAATCAATGATTGAGCCAGCACGTAAAGTATTTAAACAGTTAATACTTATGGAAGATGCTATGTTAATTCATAGAATTATGCGCGCACCAGAACGTAGAATATTTAAAGTTGATGTAGGTAATATTCCGCCCAATGAAGTTGATACGTATATGCAA